TCTGAGTGAAGCATCGGCCCGGGGTACAACGCCTAAAGAGGCGGCGGCTCTGGCAACGGTGACGGCGGGAATCGAATACCTCACCGAGAAGATCCCCCTGGACAATCTGGTGGACGCAGCGAAAAGCGGCGGTCACGGACTGAAAGAGATCGTGAAGAACGCCCTGCTGCAGGCGGGGGTTGAGGCTACCACGGAGGAGATTTCCCTGATCGGCACTACCCTGGCGGAGGCGGCGATTCTGAAGGAGAAGGCCGGATATCAGCAGAGGATCAATGAACTGGTGGCCGGGGGCGTACCTCTGGCAGAGGCGCAGAACACGGCAATGCAGGAACTTCTGAAGGAAGCAGGGGAGACGGCTATTGTGTCGGCACTGTCCGGCGGCATGAGTGAAGCCGGGGCTTCCATTGCCGGCAATCTGACCCACCAGGGAGGGGACCTGAATGCAGACGTACAGCAGAGGAATGCAGATGGTGACAATCCGGAAGCAACTGAAGAACGGGTGCGGGAGCTGACGGAGCAGGAGAGGACCGACCGGGCCATGGAGGAGACTGCGGCACAGTGGGGGCAGGAGGCGCCAAAGGAAACCAAACCGGAGAAAACGGAAGTGGAGAAGCGGCTGGATCAGACATTTGAGGCCACAACGGGAGTGTCGCAGAATCAGGAGGCATCGCAGCCTGCTAAAACGAATGCTATTACGAATCCTCTGGAAAGCTACCCCGCAGAAAAACAGAACAGCATTCAAAAAAATAACGGAGATGTTACGCAAGCTCCCGCTGAAGGCCCGTCGGCCAACCACGAAACGAACGCCCGAAGCGCTCTTGCTTCTCCATCTCCTGATAATAGTGTACCTCAGAATGGGCCGGAAGTCAATGGGAATATTGACGAAAGCCGTGCGCAGGGGGTGGACGGTCAGAAGCTGTCTATGGAGGGCGGACAGCCTGGAATCAAGGGCACCGGTGCGGCGGAGGCGAATTTCTCCGGCAAGGCAGCCTATCAGGATCTGCTGACGGAGGATAACGTTCAGCCCGATCGGCCTGGAGATGTGCGGCCTATGGAAGTCCCCAAGGAGGACAGCTACGGCAGAAATGTGTCGGAGTTCGCTGCCAATGCCTACGGCGCAGCGGTGACGCCTGACCGAATGGCCAATGAGATTGAGCAGCTGATCCAGGACGGCGCCCTGGGATTTGACCGGGTGAGCAATGAGACGGCTCTGAACAATGCCCGGGATGCCATTTACGGCAAGGAGGGACAAAAGGGTCGGGGCGAATCCCGGACTATGACGGATATCTGGAAGAACATCTACAACGGCAAGATCCAGGACGGCGACATTGAAAAGGCCCTGCTGCTTTATGCCAAATACGCCAACCAGAAGAGTGAAAGCTCTCTGGACAAGGCAGCGGAGCTGATGGTGGATCTGGCTACTATGGCCCATATGACCGGCCGGAATCTGCAGCTGTTTAAGCTGCTGCGGCGGATGACGCCGGAAGGTCAGCTGATGGCCGTACAGCGGTCCGTTGAGCGGCATGTTGAGAACATGATCGACAAAGGCCAGGTCAAGAAGGGGTATGAGCCCAGCATTGACCAGAAACTCATGGACGATTATCTGGAGGCTGCGAAGGAACTGAAGGAAGCAGACACTCCTGGAAAGCAGAAGGACGCCGAGCAGAAGGTCAAGGAAGCAGAGGACGCCATCTATCAAACCGAGGCGGCGAAGATGCCTGCAACCTTCAAGGCCAAGTGGGATGCCTGGCGGTACATGAGTATGCTGGGCAATGTAAAGACCCAGGTGCGCAACTTTGCCGGCAACGTTGCGATGATGCCTTACAAGGATGTGAAGGATGCCATCGGCGCCGGGCTGGAACGGGCCTTTGCCCGGGACAAGAGTAAGCGAACCAAGGCTGTGCTGAACATGGCCAGCGAAGCAGATCGGCAGCTGCTCGGCTGGGCGAAGGCTGATGTCAAAAGCGAAACGGTGCGCGATGCCCTGAAATACTCCGCCAAGCTGGGGGACGATGTCAGCGACGCCAAGCTGGAAGAGAATATGCAGGTCTTTGATACCAAGGCGCTGGAGGCTGTCCGGAAGTTCGTGAAGGCCGTCCCGGCCGGGGCTGACCTGCTGTTCAAAAACGGTCATTATGAGCGGAGTTTAGCCGGCTTCCTGAAGGCAAGAGGCTACACCGCCGGAGATATTCAGCAAGGGCTGGTGAAGGACGATGTCCTGAACGAGGCCCGGAGCTATGCCATTGACGAGGCCATGAAGGCAACCTTCAACGACTGCAATGCGTTCTCTGATTATATGGCCAGCATTGGCCGGAATCCTGCGAAGAAGGATAATCCGGTGGCGAAGGCGCTGAATGTGCTGGGAGAAGGTGTGCTGCCCTTCCGGCGAACCCCAGCAAACATTGTGGTCCGGTTCGAGGAATATTCCCCTTTGGGTCTGATCAACACAACTGTTAAGGCAGCGAAGCACATCCGAAACGGTGACGTCAGCGCAGCAAGCGTGATTGATTCCCTGGCTTCCTCTGTTACCGGCTCCGGTGCCCTGGTGCTGGGATATTTCCTTGCAAAGGGTATCGGTGGATTCCGGATCACCGGCGGCGAAGTCAGCGACGAGGAAAAGGAACAGGGACACCAGGATTACGCGGTGGAATTTTCCATTGACGGCAAGGAATACAGCTATAAAATCGACTGGGCCGCGCCGGCAAACCTGCCGCTGTTCGTAGGCGCAAATCTGTACGCGCTGGCAAATGCGGAAGAGGACGCGGAAGTCTCTAAATTCACCTCCTTCCTGTACGGTATGGGGACCATGTTCGAGCCGATGCTGAGCCTTTCCTGTCTGTCCAGCCTGAATGATCTTTTCGAGGCGAGAAAGTATTCAGACGGAAATGCGCTATATTCCGTCGCGGCACAGACGGCGACATCCTATATCACCCAGGGCATTCCCGCACTGGCCAGACAGGCGGTGCAGGCAAGCCAGGAGAACAGGCAGACCATCTTTGCCAATGATGCAGATCCGCTTCTGCGGGATATGCAGCGGATGGGCGCTCAGACCGGCGTAATGCCCTGGCTGAAGACGGATGCCGTAAACAAGTGGGGAGAGACTGAGAAACAGGGCGGCGGGCTGCTGCGGGCCTTTAATGCCTTTATCAATCCTGGCACCCTGAAGGAGATCGACAACAGCGAGCTTGCCCGGGAAGTTACCCGGCTGAATGAGAGCCAGCCGGACAGCGTTATGCCGCCGGAAATTCCCAAGACCATCAGCTATACCGATGCCAACGGCGAACGGCACACAGGAAAGCGGCTGACGGAACAGGAGTACAATACACTCGCAACGGTGCAGGGTCAGACGGCGAAAACCATCCTGGAAGCGGTTCTGAAAGATGAGGTCTACGCCGCCATGACGGACCAGCAGAAGACCAGCGTCTTCCAGTACGTCTATGACTATGCCAGAGAGAAGGGCCGGACGGCGGCGCTTCCCGGGTATCAGGGGCTGGACGGCTGGATGAAGGACATCCAGGGCAACGAGGCCCACGGGGTTCTGAACAAGGCAATCGCCGGCGCCTTTACCGACGCCTTTGAGGAGCTGGCCGCGGATCCCGATGAGGCAGCAGCTGCGCTGGAGCAGGCCTGGAAAGTGGCGGCAAAACTGTCCCGGGCGCAGCTGGACAGGTTTGCCGAGGAGGCAGGCGGCAGGGTGAAATACTTCGTTAATGCCAAGCGCAGCGGCGTGGATGCAAAGACCTTTGTAGGGCTTTACCAGAAATTCCGGGATATTGACAGCAATTCGGATCTGAACACCAGCGGCAAGGCTGCGGAATGGGCGCATCACCTGCAGGAAGCCCAGGAGGCCGGAACGCTGACCAAAGCGCAGAAAGAGAACCTGAAGGGCAGCATGGTCTATTACCAGCAGTTCCCGGCGGAAACGGTGAAGTTTGACCAGATGACCGAGGCGGGTATCAGCGCGGACAAGGCTATGGACATCGGCCGCCTGCTGGACGGGATCGAACCGCAAGAGGGTTACACCAATGTCCGGGATGTGCAAATGGCCTCAGAGCTGGCCGGATCCAATCTGAGCCGGAGTGAAAAGACCGTGGCCATGAAGGTCTATCTTTCCGATGCCCAGGACGAAAACCTGGATCTGATGCTGAGCCTGGGCTATGGCCCGGAGGACTATGCAGCGGTCTGGGAAATCTACGCAAATGAGAAGGGCACCGGAGCAAAGGGACGGGTTATCAATAAGATCCGGTCGGAGCTGGGCGTTGATTACAGCACCGCCCGGGAGATCTATGAGATTTACGGATAAACGCAGGAAAGCCGCCCGGGCGGGCGGCTTTCTTTATGGGTAGAGGATCCGAAGGGCTGACGCAAACTGATCAATGTCGATGAGCTTACAGCGGAGGGCAGCCCGGGCACAATCTTCGGCGTACCGGATGGAATGGTCCCGGGCAAGCTCCCGGATGGCGGCGAGGAAATCATTGGTGCGGAAGTGTTTCATGGGGCGATACCTCCTTGCAGCTCGATGCGGTGGATCTGGTACCAGCGCTGCGCATAGGTCTTCTGACCGGTGCCTTCCATGTGAAGATACCAGACATTGCAAAGGCGGCCGGAGATCCGAAACTGACAGCTTTGCAGCTGCTCGACGTTGGAAACCGTTTCATAGGTTTCACGGCGGACATCGTAAAAGGTTACTCGCATCATAGTCGGCACCTCCTTAGTCCATGAAGAAGCCGCGAAGACTATAGTCCCAGTCGATTGTCCCGTCCTCGTATCGGCCAATGCCGACACAGTAGCAGGTCCATTTGGTGGCGATGTTCTGCATCCATAAGCCGTTGTCGGGGAGGGTGGAGAAGTCAATGCCATATTTGACGCGGTGGCGCCAGATCTCGAAACCGTCGGCGGGGCTATAAAGCCCGCCGCTCTGGTTGCGATAGATGCCGTGCTGCTTGGGGGTGAAGGGTGTTCTGGTCATGGTCAGCACCTCCTTATGCCTTCACGGGCTTCAGGGTCAGGTCATAGTAGAAATTCGTGTCGAAATAGTCTACCATGCCGTTGCTGTTATCGTAGCGGTAGGCGCTGATGATGTCGTCCACCTTGCGGAGGGTCTGCATTGCCTCCTCGGTGAGCCAGTCCACCCAGGATACCCGGACATCCCGCTCCCGGGTGGTGGCCTTCTCGTACTCGTAAGCGGCGGCGGTGGTGCGGATCCGCTCCTGCTCGTCACCGTCGGCGGCATAGAATTTATCGACGTGGAGGTATTCGCGGTCGCTCAGGTAGATCCAGGCCATGGAGGGGGTGATCTGGTAGCGGTCGATGAAGGATTCGCGGCTGATGAAGTCGGAAGGCTTGACCTTGATGGTAGCGGTCACATTCTGGACGCCGGTGTAAGTCTTGCAGCGGACGGTGGTGTTCCTGATGCCGGCCTTCTTCAGGTCAGCGCGGATCGCGGCGGAGAGGTCTGCGCCGTAAAGGTGCTGATGGCTTTTGCTGCCGTAGTAGGAACCGCCGCCCAGGTAGCCGTCACCAACGACGGAAGCGGGGTTTTCCTCGGTGGATGCGCCGGTGATGGCGTGCGCCACGGTCTCCTCGGATGCGTAGCCATACCAGCAGCGCTTGACGCTGTGCCAGCGGAACTTGAGGGCCTTCAGAGCGGTGCGGACTTCTTCGGAGGGCTTGCCGTCGAAGTAGATTTCGGTGCTGTTGAACTGGCAGTTGGTTCTGATTTCGTAAGTCATAAATAATCCTCCTATTGTGTTGACTTTGGTGGGCCCGCCTGTTACAATAGGGGAAGAGCGGCGGCGGTTTTATCCGCTCTTCCCGGTTTGGTGGTACTTACTTGGATTTGCCCTCTAAAGTGCTCTGGATGCGACCCAGAGCACTTTTTATTTCATCGATTGACTGGGCATTTTCAACGATGATCCGGATTGATTCGAGAAACGCGATCAGTTGCTTGTTGGTCATTCGGTTTACCTCTTTGTTCGGTGGGTTGCTGTGGTGTTCGTGCATCTATGTAATCCGCCCTTTCTTCCCTAGCATACCGAATCGGTATGCTAGTATTTTAGAGGGTCAATTAAGACCCTCGTTTTTCAGTTTCTCTAGAGCCAGCCGGAATAGCTCGGTGGTTCCGTGGGTGGCCTTGTGATCTTCGATGAACTTTATCAGTTCGGCGTCGGTGTCGGCCCTGAGTCGTACAATGTACTTTTTGTAGTTCTCGGCTTCCCAACGAGATTTGACTGCGGTGCTTGTCTTGCCCATTGTGCGCCCCCTCTGTGCGGCTCGATGTCCTCTTGTTGGCTTTATGGTAGCATACCGATTCGGTATTGTCAATCCCCAATTTAAAATATTTTTCCCGGCATTATTTCCGGGGCACTCCCATGACCAGGACCCAGGGCAGCCAGGGCCGCCACCAGGGACCAGGTGCCAGGGCAAAGGCCTTTTATCTATACAACGCAGGCTTGACATTTTCCTCTTGCTTTGTAACAATGGGGCTTACAGTCAAGCAAGACCTTCGGGGGTGTAAAAGTTGGCAGGAAATGATAAATCCGGTAATGTTATAGCTTTTCGAATGTCTGAAAGTGAGCTGTCCCGGTGTATTGACGACTTCCGTGATAAGTACGGAGACGGATCCCAGGGCATGGTAACGTGGGAACGGTTCTGCGCGCACCTGGGTTATTCCGCGGAGGAAGTAAAGGAATGCTATCAGCGAGGCAGGGAGAAGGGCGGTGCATATAGCGGTCGAAGCAAGCTGATTGAAAAATTTTACACCGAATGTCAGGCAATGATGATCGAGACTTGCGACAAAAACCGGGCCTTAGCCGGTAAGCTGGCAGAGCGTGACTTGCTCCGGGATAAGGACAAACAGAACAACGAGAAGACTTTTATGATCCTGTTCGGCAACGGTGACAAGAGGTCGGAACAAGCCCGGAAATGACAGCCTTTGAACGGCGTTCAAGCATAAAGTGTTGCGGCACAACAGTTTTTCGGATTGTGTTAGTAATAGTGTTAGCAGTAGCTCGCTGGGCGGGGGCCGCGGGGCCAATAAAGCCCGGCGCGGCCTGCGTGTGACCGTGTATCTGAGGGGCCATCTCTTGAGGGATACCCCCCTGGGGGTAGCGGAAAAGAGGGCGGGGGAGCGCGGAAAGGTATCGATATATACGACACAGCCACCCTTTGCATCCCCGAATTCCGACCCGACTCCGCCGCTTTGCGGCTTAACATTGCCCTGATTATCTATGTCTTAGATTTATATAATCTCTCAGAGACTTAGTAAGTCTTAGATATATATAATTATTTATATATTAATAATTTAATATATATATTAAATTATACCTTACGTAGCTCACACACGCTTCCTCCGGGAAGGGGTAGCGGAAAAGAGGGCGGGGTGGTCTTCAAATGACCGGCCCTGAAAAAATAATAACCATGGAGGAAATTTGGGTATGTTTATCAGCAGACGTAGATACGAAATGGATCTGCAGGAGGCAACAGAGAAGGGACGCTATGAGGCGGAAAAGGAAGTCTGGCAGCAGCACCGCATGAGAGAGATGCAGGGCGAGATCGACCAGCTTCGTAAGGAAATCGCCTTGCTGAAGGGTCCCAACGAAGGCTCCTGTGATAATGAGGCACAGGTTCCTCTGGCTTACTAAGGAGGTCTCCATGAAACAGTACATCGGGACCAAGATCATCAAGGCATGGCCTGCACGCCGGTGCACGTTCATCGGCGGCAAGGTGGTATATGCCTGCCTGGACGAGACCGTCCCCGCCGGTTGCAAGATCGAGGAGGGCTACCGCATTGAGTATGCGGACGGCTATCTGAGTTGGTCCCCGAAGGAAGTCTTCGAGGAGGCATACCGTCAGACGGATCACATGAACTTTGGTCTGGCCATCGAGGCCGTGAAGAAAGGCCTGCGGGTTGCCCGCGCCGGTTGGAACGGCAAGGATATGTACGTATTCCTGGTTGAGAGCGTGGAGTTCACCACCATGGCCGACATGAGCGAGTTCGGCGATCAGGATGTGGAGGTCTCTGATCTGCTGGTACTGCGCACCGCCCAGAAGACGCTGCAGCCCGGCTGGCTGGCCACTCAGAGCGACATCCTGGCAGACGACTGGTACATCGTAGAATAATATCCCCGCCCGGATCACCGGGCGATATGCCGGTGTGGCGCAGCTGGTAGCGCGCCGCCCTGATAAGGCGGAGGCCGATGGTTCGAACCCATCCGCCGGTGTACCATGGGTAGAGAGTGGTTTTCTCATAAGTAACGCCGACGGCGGGCTGCTGGAACAGCAACGCGGTCTCCGCCGCAAAGGGTCAGGGTTCAAGTCCCCTCTGGCTCGCCGTCACAATCTGTCACCGTGGTGTAGCGGCAGCACCTCCGCCTTCCAAGCGGATAGGGCGGGTTCGAATCCCGTTGGTGGCTCCAGCAGAGGAGTAGTGCACCTCTGCAATCCCCTTTTAGGTTGACCCGTGCCGGCACCGCGGGTCAACCGCCATACGGAAGATTCGCCTAGCGGCTATGGCAGCGGTCCAGAAAACCGACATGAGGCCAGCGATGGTCTTTCGGAGGTTCGAGTCCTCCATCTTCCGCCACACCCGGACACGGGCATTGAAGCGCGAGAAACTGGGCAGCAGATAAGCGAAAGCAGATCAATCTGTCAGCCGGTGATAAGATGCACCGCCCGGGCATCATCTGGAACAGTAAGCATAATCGGTACTGCAGCGGATTGCTAATCCGTTCGCCGGCGAAAGCTGACGTGCCAGTTCGAGTCTGGCTTGTTCCGCCAATTAAGACACCCAGGAGGGAAAATGAAGGTAAACGTCAAGGGTTATCTGCTCTGTCCCCGTTGCGGGCAGAAGACCAAAACGAAGGTAATCGTCGGCATCACGAAAATGACGGATTTTCCTCTGTGGTGCCCGTGGTGTAAACGGGAAAGTAAAGTGAATTATCCGTAAGCCAGAGCTGATACGCCAGAGCCAGTGCCCCTTCGGGGGTGCCGGTTCTGGCGTTTTTTGTTTTTGGCGGAGGTGATTCGGATGGCCCAGGAGCTGGTAAAGGAAAATGAGAACCTGGTTGTCGCTGATTTTGCGTTCCCCAACTCCGAACCACAGTGGAAATTCTTCACTGCCACGGCCCGGTACATCTGCTACGGCGGTGCCAGAGGCGGCGGCAAGAGCTGGGCCGTTATCCGAAAGGCCGCGTTGCTGGCCTATAACTATCCGAAGATCCAGATCCTGGTGGTCCGTCGTGAGTATGACCAGCTGGAAAACCCCATCATCATGCCCATGCTGGAAATGCTGCCGGCAGGATCCTATGTCTACAACAAGACGGATCACAAGCTGACCTTCATCAATGGCAGCATTATCAAATTCAGCAATATGCCGGACTATCAGTCGGCAGTCCAGGGTAAATTCCAGGGCAACAACTGGGACATCCTCTTCATCGACGAGGCGACCCAGTTCACCGAGGAGGAGTTCCGAGGCCTGGATGCGATCATCCGTGGCGACAACGGACTTCCCAAGCGTGTTTACTTAACCTGTAACCCCGGAGGCGTCGGCCATTTCTGGGTGAAGCGGCTTTTCGTAGACCGGGATTTCCGGGGCACGGAGAAGGCCGATGAATACGTGTTCATCAAGGCCACCGTGGATGACAACAAGAACATCGACGAGCGGTACAAGGCCACTCTGGATCTGCTGCCGGAGGATATCCGGCGGGCACACCGCTTCGGTGACTGGAACGCTCTGTCCGGCGTTTACTTCTCTGAGTTCACCGACAGCCTGCACACCTGCAAGCCCTTCCCCATCAAAAAGACCTGGAAACGCTACCGGGCCATGGACTACGGCCTGGACTGCTTCTTCTGCATTTGGGTCGCGGTGGACGAGAACGGGCGGTGTTATGTTTACCGCCAGTATGAGCAGAAGAATATGCTGGTCTCCGAGGCTGCCAGGAAGCAGCTGGAGCTTACCCGGCCTGATGAATACATCGATTTCACCATTGCGCCCCCGGATATGTGGGCCAGATCCCGGGAAACCGGCAAGAATCAGGCGGAGACCTTTGCGGAAAACGGCGTGAGCCTGTTTAAGGCCGACAATAACCGGCAGCAGGGCTGGTACGCCCTGAAGGAACTGCTGAAGCTCCGGGAAGACGGCAAACCAGGACTGATTATCTTCGACACCTGCGGCAGTCTGATTGACTGCATCAAGTGTCTGATGCACGACAAGACCAACCCCAACGATGTCAGCAAGACACCCCACGATATCACCCACGGCCCTGACGCCCTGCGATACTTCGCCCAGACCCATCTGCTCCCTGCGGAGCAGGAGGAGCCGGAGCAGGAGGAGGAAGAAGACGACGCGGCCATGGATTACCAGACCGCCATGTGCGGTACCGGCGTGTCCAGCAGCTACATTTACGCATAACAGCCGGAAAGGCTGACTTTTGAAAGGAGATCCAATATGGGTATGGAAGAATTTTTTGGGGCTTTCGATGGCAGTGAGCCTGTAGCTGTCGAGGAAACCCCGGCAGTTGAGGAAACCCCTGCGGAGGAGCCTGCCGCAACCGAGGGTGAGGAAGGTACTGAAACCGACACTGAGGGTGCGGACGAGCCTTCCCAGGAAGACCCTGCCGAGGAGGGCGGCGAGGAAGGCGCTGAGGAGGAGCCTGCCGGTGACGACGGCGCTCAGGAGCAGACCTTCACCGTGCGGATCGGCGAGGAGGATCACGAGTATTCCCTGGAAGAAATGACCGAGCTGGCCCGGAAGGGTGCCGGTTATGATGATCTTCAGGCCCAGCTGGACGAGGCTACCCAGGCACGGGATCAGCTTCAGGCCCAGATCGACGGCCAGCAGGATGTCATGGATATTCTGAGCCAGATCGCCGAAAAGAGCGGCAAGAAGGATGCCCTGGAGCTGGTGAAGCAGCTGTACATCAATTTCCGCAAGGGTAACGGCGTGTCTGAAGATGCTGCCGCACTGGAGCTGGAAAATGCCCAGCTGAAGAAGCAGGCCCAGGCAGCCAAGCCCACCAAGCAGGAAACCAAGCCTGCGGACGATGCCCAGACCCGGGCGCAGCGGGAAATTGCCGAGTTCCGGCAGATGCACCCCGGTGTGTCCCTGGATGCAGCCATGGTGGCCAAGCTGAAGCCCGACGTCCAGAAGGGGATGACCCTGGCTAACGCCTACCAGAAGATGCTCAACGACCAGAAGGCCGCTGAGCTGAAGCGCAAGGAAGAAGCCAACAAGCAGAACGCAAAGAACCGGGCAAAATCCCCCGGCAGCCAGCAGGACAGCGGCGGCAGACGCCAGAAGTCCGGCGCGGAGGATTTCTTCGCTCAGTTTACTTAATATCAGCCAGAGCTTAAAGCCAGAGTGACCCGAAAGGGACACCCTGGCTTTTTGTATTTTTTTGAGGAGGTAACCAAATGGCAACTATTCACTTCGGTGAGAAGCACAAGCAGGAACTGCTGGAAAAGTTCGCAGAAATTTCTGTGACCGATTCTATGTTCTCTCATGAGATGGACACCCAGTTCTCCGGCGTTGCTACTGTGCACGTCACCACCATCAAGACCGAGAAACTGCAGAATTACGACCGCAGCAAGAATGTCGGTTCCGGCAGCCGTTATGGCGAAGTTAAGGAAGTCGGTACCGAGGTCCAGACCTTCACCATGACCCAGGACAAGTCCCTGCCTCTGTCTATTGACAAGGGTAACAAGCAGGACGAGTTCAATTTCAAGTCCGCTGGCAAGGTCATGGATGCACACCGCAAGGAGCAGATCGTTCCTGAAGTGGACACTTACCGCCTGAAGCGTTGGGCGGAGCTGGGCGGTATCCACAAGGAACTGGATGCAGAACCCACCAAGTCCACCATCGCTGAACAGATCATCACTCTGCACAATGACGCCGTTAACCGCGGTAATGTTCCCGACGATTTCCAGCTGACCATTGACCGCGCTTATCTGCCCACCCTGAAGCTGGCGGATGAATGGATCCGTGCGGACTCTCTGGCAGCCAAGACCCTGCCCAAGGGTACCATCGCTGAGTTCGATGGTATGCCTGTCCGTCCTATTCCTTCTCGTCGCATGCCTGCAGGCGTTCCTTTCATGCTGACCTACAAGAACGCCCTGATCGCGCCCATGAAGATCAACGACTTCAAGGGCCATACCGACCCTCCCGGCCTGTCCGGCGACCTGCTGGAGTTCCGTATGCGGCATGATGCCTTCGTCATCGGCGTACGGGCTGACGGCGTGGTTGTGGCCTGCCTGCCCGGTACCGTGACCGCAGTTCCCACCATTCAGGTGGCCGAAGGAAACGCTACCATCACCGGCAACGGCCAGGTGTTCTACACCCTGGACGGATCTGATCCCCGTTACTCCAAGGAGGCCAAGCTGTACGGCGGCCCCGTTGCAGTGACCGCCGGTGCGGAAATCCGTGCATATGCCCATGTGGAGGGAAAGTTCTGGTCCGACGTGGCCGAACATGACTACGAGGGCTGATAAACCCTGAGAGGGGCGGGAAACCGCCCCTTTTCCGGAAGGAGTAATATGATGCAGATTCTTACTTTGGTTCTGAGCGCTCTGGCCTTTCTGATGGGCGCGGGTACGCTGATTCTGGTGCTCCAGGAGAGGAAGCATCTGCGGAAGCACGTGCAGGAGCTGAACCTGTCCATCAACAAGCGGTTCCGGGGCATCGCCGCCGGCAACCAGAAAAGCAGGGCAGCTCTGCTTCAGCATGTGGACGAAGCAGAGAAGAGAACTGCCGCTGCCGCCGAGAAGCTGGTCAAAGACGTCAACGGCCGCGTGGATAAGGCCAACCAGGCCCTGCGGGCTGTAGGCTGCGCAGTAAAGAAAAACATGGCCAGAATCGACGATCTGGAGCATGGCGTTGTGCCGGATTTTGAGGCTGCGCGAAAGGCTGTGAACGCGGTGAACGACATCAACAAGGGAATTTCCGGAATTCTGGGCTTTGACCCTCTGGAAGCGCTGAAGCAGAGCAGACAGGAGGGTGACTGATGGCCAAGAGAAAGGTTAAGATCCCGGACCATAAGGAGCTGCTGTCCCGGTATGCCAAGGGTCACAGCTTTAACCAGTCCATTGATCTTTACGACAAGGTAGCGGTCAATGAGAACTTTTACATTGGAAATCAGTGGGAGGGCGTGCAGTCCAACGGCTTGCCTACCCCCACTTACAATATCTTCAAGCAGGTCATCAACTTTCAGGTGTCCACCATCACCAGTGACAATATGGCGATTCGGACTGTTCCGCTGCCCTCTACCTCCCGGTTTACCATGGGGCAGCTGGAGAAGATCTGTGAGATCATCAACCACCAGATCGCTGCCATTATGGAGAGGAACCAGATCGTGGCCAAGAACCGGGAATTTCTGCGCAATGCTGCGGTGTGCGGTGACGGCTGCATGCACTTCTATTTTGACCCGGCCATTGAGAACGGCCAGGAAGTGAAGGGCGAGATCGTCGCGGAGATCATCGACAACCTCCGGGTAATTTTCGGTAATCCCAACTGCCGGGATGTGCAGCGGCAGCCCTGGATCATGCTGGTCCGCCGGGAGTTGGTGGACGATGTCCGGGATCGTGCGGAAGATCTGAAGGAAGAGGGTCTATGCTCCATGGAGGACACTGACGCCATTATGCCGGACAGTGAGAAGTTCAAGAATGACTTCGATTCCTATACTGACGACAAGGTGACGGTGCTGACCTATTACTTCCATAACCGGGAGACCGGCACAATCTGGTGCATGGAGAGCTGCGAATGCGGTGTCATCCGGGATGCCTACGACACCGGCTATACCCTGTACCCGCTGATCTGGATCAACTGGGACTATATCCGTGACTGCTACCACGGTCAGGCTATGGTCACTGGCCTGCTGCCCAACCAGAAGTTCATCAACAAGATGTTCGCCCTGGTTTCCATCAGCCTGCTTACAACTGCTTTCCCGAAAATTGTCTATGACAAGAACCGGGTTCGCAGATGGGACGGCGGTGTTGGAACCGCCATCGGCGTCAACGGCAATGTGGCCGACGTGGCCAAGGTCATCGAAGGCGCACCTATGAGCCCTCAGATCGCCCAATTCATCGAAATGGCCTTCGACAAGACACGGAGCCTTCTGGGTGCTTCCGACGTGGCCATGGGAGACTCCCGTCCGGACAACACATCTGCTATCATCGCCCTGCAGCGCGCAGCCAACACACCCATGGAGCTGACCAAGCAGAACGATTACCAGTGCATGGAGGATGCGGCCCGGATCTGGCTGGACCTGATGTCCGTCCGCTATGGCACCAGAATGGTGGAAACCACCCTGGATATGGACAAGCCCGGAGAGCAGCCCCTGGGTATGCAGCTGCCGGTCCAGACTTTTGTGCGGCCCTTCGATTTCTCCATCCTGAAGGATCTGCAACTGTCCATCAAGCAGGACGTGGGAGCAAGCTCTTACTGGTCTGAAATGGCATCCATGCAGACCCTCGACAATCTGCTGATGAACAAGCTCATCACACCCAAACAGTACATCGAACGCCTGCCCAATGGTTACATCACCAAGAAGCAGGAGCTGCTGGACGATCTGGCAGCTGCGGCCATGGCTCCGCCTGCGCTGTCCGGAGGCACCGGCACAAGTCCGGAAAGTTCTGAGGATATGGCAGTGAAGGGCGGTAGCGGCAACGGACAGCTTCAGCGGGCGCTGAACAGAGAGGGGGCATAACCAATGGCAATTCCTAAAATGGAAGAGGATGTGGAGGTCATCTCCAAACTGGGCGACATTCCCGGCAGTGACGACGGACTGACAACCCAGGAGCTGAAGCACCGCTTCGATCTTGGTGCCGTTCTAATCAAGGACTTTATCAATAACGTTCTGATTCCCGGGATTGAGAACGCCGTCGATGAAGACGGCCTCCTATCGAAGGTTGCGCAGGCAATTAATGGTAAGCTGTCCCTTTCCGGCGGCACCATGACCGGCGCACTGAACATGGGCGGCAAGAGCCTTTCCAACCTGAAGACACCGGCGCAGGACACAGATGCAACCACGAAGAAATATGTGGACGATGCAAAAGCAGCGGCTATTTCTTCTGCTGTCAATGATGCAGGTACCAATGCGGCCAATATCGTAAAAAGCGAGACAGATCGTACCAACACCGAGGTAAGAAAGGCATCGCCCCGGAATCTGCTGGACAACTCTGATTTCCGGAATCCGGTGAACCAGAGAGGCATTACCACCTCCAATGCTGTCGGCTATACCATCGACCGCTGGGTGAATCCTACCTACATTCGTCCCAAATGGACGGTAAACGACGGCTATGTGTCGCTGGAGAATGACCTGACGGACAGCTACCGCACATTCCAAAGGCTTACCGCCGGAACGCTGAAGGCCGGGACCAGGTATACTGCCGCCGCAAAGATCCACAATGGAAATGTATTTTCCTGTGTTCTGGAAGCCCCCGCTTCCGGTGACAGGTACAGCAGCAGATTTGACGATTCGTTCTATCTGGGTCTTTCCAAAAGCACCGATCACGATGCTTTCTATATTTCCATCACCGCGGGCAATACCATTCCTATCGAGTGGGTCGCCCTGTATGAGGGGGAATACACCGCAGACACACTTCCCGAATACCAGCCCAAGGGATATGGCGTTGAGCTGACGGAGTGTATGCGATACTTCCAGACAATTAAATCCGCTGGTTCAGGTTACTTTACTCCCATTGGTTTTGGTTGGGGAACAAGCGCTACTGTTGGCAGATGCGCCATTCCTCTTCCAGCGCCCATGAGGGATGGCTTAGCTGCTTCTATTGAAAAGAATACTTTCACTGGTATGTATTTATTTGACGGCTCAGAGCGCGGGGTTTCTGAACTCAGTGTTATCAATACTACATCTAAGGTTCCGACTAATGTTGTGGTAGTTGATGCAACTGTTGATGGCATTGGCAATAGAGCACCCTGTTCGCTTGCTGTTACTAGTGGTGAAATCTGGCTATCCAAGGATCTGTAAGGAGGAAGCAATGGAATATCACGTTTATGTAAAAGTCAAAGACGGCTATATCACCGCCGTGGATTCCTCCGCTTTCCTGGCTGATACTGCCGGGTGGGTGGAGATCGACGCCGGCAGCGGCGACAGGTTCCATCATGCCCAGGGCAACTACTTTCCGGAATCCCTGGTGACTGACAGCGGCGCTTACCGCTATAAGCTGACCGACGGCGAAGCGGTGCCCTGCACCCCGGAGGAGCTCGAAGCGCAGGAGGCAGCCAACACGCCTGCCCCGGTGCCTGATAAGGAATCTGTGTGGGATGAGCTGGATGCAGCCTATCAGTCCGGCTATCAGGACGGCTATGCGGAAGGAGTGAACAGTATCTATGACCAGTAAGGAACGTGTACTGAGCCGGGAGCGGGACCGTGGCCGTCCTGTTGGAAAGCAGCAGGGCAAGGCCGATGCTATGGAGCTGGCCGCCCGTGCGCCCGGCATGGATGCCACAGCCATCATCGCAGAGGAAGAGAAAGTCCCCCTGTTTGTATGGGGAACGGACTATTCCTGCTGCGATGCCGGCACGCCTATCGCAGAGATCATCGACGGTGAGAAGCAGATTTTCACCATGCTGACGCCTGTCAATACCGCCGCATACCCCGGCATCACGCCGAACAAGGAGCGGAGCCTGTTCTCCCTCTGCCATACCAAAGACCCCGCAAAGGCAAAACCCTGGGTCGCGTCCCAGGGCATCAGCGGATTGTACCAGATGGAGGAATGCTGTACCTATCCCTTTAGTGACGGAACGATCCATGTGTTCCGGAATCTGGTCAAGGATAACCAGTACCCTCCGCTGACGGTGAATGTGGAGCATTACTGGTCAGATCTGGGTGATGTGAGCGCATGGCGATAACGGTGGCTGTGGTAAGCGTGTCCGGGGTCTATACTTATGGGCTTTACTACCTCGATCCCGGCGACGGCAAGACCTATCTTTGCGCAAGAAAGGGCGAGGAAGCCGGAACGACTGTTACTTTGCACTATCTGCCCCATGAACTTGTGGGCCAGTATTTCGAGGAGGGATGATTATGGCAGCCTACAAAATTATGCAGGGTGACGAATACCCCATCACCGTCAGTCTCAGCCAGGACGGCCAGGTTCTGATACCAGACATGGTAGCGGATCTGGAAATCACCGTCGCAGACAAACTTCGCTACTTATTTTCCAGAAGCACTATTGGTTTTGACACAGCGCAGAATCTCTGGTGGTTTCGTCCAACTCAGAAAGAAACCATTTCTCTGGAGCCTGACGGTTGCGCTGTGATTGCCAGAGTGAAATACTACGGTAATATCGACTTTGATGTGAAGGGAATTCCCCTTGGCACGCTCATCGTCAGTGCGGGCAACAGCAAGGAGGTGATTTGACATGGCTGACTTTAACGGGAATATTCCCGGCAGACACAGAATGAATGGGCAAATCGTGGGAGACCTTATCTTCGGAGTTCCCGGAAAAAGCGCATACCAGCTTGCCGTGGAAAACGGATACGAAGGCAGCCTGGAGCAGTGGCTTGAAGGCTTGCAAGGCGAACGAGGGCCACAGGGACCTGCCGGTCCTGCAGGTGATGACTATGTCCTGACCGATGCTGACAAGGCGGAGATCGCGGAGATGGCTGCGGGTCTGGTGGAAGTGCCGGATTCTGGTGGGAATGCTGACCAGAGTGGTCTGAGTACCACGGCGGCGAATCTGCTTGTCAACATCCTGAGAAACGGCGTGTACAGCACTGACCAGAGCGACAACATCACTGCACTGGCGGCTGAATTGGGCGTTACCGAGGAAGAACCTGACGAGCCTGATATTCCCGTTGAACCCGATATCCCTGACGAACCGGATGAACCCGAAGTCACTCTGACCAGTATTTCCGCAACGTACAGCGGCGGCGATGTGACCGCAGGAACGGCTGTGTCTGACTTGACTGGTATTTCCGTTACTGCTCATTATTCGGACGGCACAAGCGAACCCGTGACCGGGTACACCCTGTCTGGCACAATCGCAGAAGGTAGCAACACCGTGACTGTCACTTATGAGGGCAAAACCGCAACATTTACCGTGGTGGGCGTGGCTGAATCTGCTGATGGCGAAAAGACATATCTGATGGATTCTCTTGTGTGGGAGCAGGGCTATACGCTCAGCGGTGCAGGAGTTGTTACGCAGTCTGATAATTGGAAAACTTCACAGCATATTGATATCACTGGATACAGCACGATAACCTTTGAAGATATCGCTGATTCCGGACTGCTTGGCTGTGATATCCATTTCTACAATGCAAATCAGACCCACGTATCCAAAGTCGGTGGATATTTTAGAAAAAGCAATACCAATTACCCGTCACCTAAGACTCATACAGTGCCGGATGGTGTTGTATCTGCAAGATTCTGCACAAACTCAGACACCACTAAGTTTGTAATATATGCAATGTAGGGGGTGCCAGTATGAATCTTTATGATGGTAAAGGAAATGTTGTAAACATTTCCGGAGGCGGTTCTGGTAGCACCGAAAACCTGACCGATACGCATATTTCTGAATCTGCAAACATTGAACTTTCCAAACTGTCGAACGTTGAAAAAACACCGTCTGTCAGTATCATCCACCTCATGACAGACTATGAGTGGACAGAAGGTTTGTATATTGGTAGCGGTTCGGGTGCAATCAGCCAAAACGATGCGTGGGCTACAACGGAAAAAATTTATCTGACAAGTGCTGATACTATCACCGTTGAGTATTTCATGGCGAACCAAAAGTTCTCCTTCCACGCATATTCTGCCGATGACAAATGGCTGGGTCGTGTGGTGGATGAAAATGCGTCTGCGGTCGGTGGCATTGTAACTTTTAATGCACCTGAAAACACTGCGTATATTAGACTCACCGTGGCAAAAGGTCAAGCAGGAAAAGAAACGGTATGTTCCGCAACATTCGAGATGGCTACGGAATTGTATGATTTTGTCAACACCCGAACCCGAAAAGTCAAAGAACTGGAAATCCGGGAAGAAAATAACGCCCGTTTCGATGCGTTGAATGCTCTACTGTGGAACTATACCAAATGGAAAGGAAAGTATATTGTAGCCGACGGCAATAGCTTGGTTGCGTCTGCTAATTGGCTGAAATATACTTGTGGTTTTCTTGGTGCTGTCGAGGTCAACATGGGCAAGTCTGGCGGTGCTATCACCAGACCCGACCAACCTAGTGCAAACGCAACCATCGAGGAAAAAAAGCAGTTTATTGTTGACAATGTGGCAAACAACTACCCGGACAAGGCTGATTTGATTATCTTGCAAGAATCCTCTTTTCTGGATGGCGAGTATTCCGACCAGATGGACGGAGCAGACCCAAAAACCACATGGACAGCACGAATGAACTACATGATTCGGTGTCTGAAAACCAAATACCCCAATGTAGTTATTGCGCTCATGCCTGACCCTACATGGTACGGCGTGAGTACATCCACGGATGGCGGCAATGACAGCGGAAGCATTACGTCCGTAACAGACCAGTATATGAACAGCAGAAACCATAATTCTCTTGAGAAAATACGTGGACTGGCTGAATATAATCGTCTGGCGTTTTTCGATGTTGACCACAGTACGCCTTTTAATCCTCTGCGTCTGGATAACTACTATTCCCGGTATTATTGGTTGCATGAGCAGTATCCGACCGTTACGCAGGACGGCGTACATCCTTACGAACCGTACAACAAGGCGAAGGGCTTGGCTATGGCTCATTTTGTTGCCGGGTTGATTTTTGACCCCAATGCCCCGAACGATGCGGTTGAAGGATGGCAGAATGAAATCTATATTCTGAATGCTGACGGTTCGACCACATATCCCGGTCAGAGTGCTGAGTAAGTCAACATTCTGAAGAGAATCACGCCTAACAAACATGATTCTTTCATTCATGATCGTATCGCTGCCG